TAGAGATTCTGGTTCTGGCGCAGATGACGTTGCCGTGTTTTTAACTTCTGAAGGCGAGGCTATTGTTTACAGCGGGACTGACCCTGCCGCCACCGCAACTTGGCAACTTGTCGGTGTTTTCGCTATTGGTAAGCCAATTGGTCGTAGATGTATCGTAAAAGCTGGCTCAGACATCATTTTAATGACGCAGGACGGCTTTGTGCCTCTCAGTGGCATATTGTCAATGGATCGGTCACAGTCGCGTCTGGTGGCTCTCTCTGACCAAATAGCGCAAGCCGTAAACACTGCCGTTAGGTCTTACGGTGACATATTCGGGTGGCAACCTATCTTGTATCCAAAATCAACAATGTTAATTTTTAATATTATGCAATCGTCAACGACGAGCCATCAATACGTATTCAACACCATTTCTGGTGCGCCGTGCCAATTTACAGGCATGAACGCAATTTGTTTTGGAATGCTGGACGATGATATGTATTTTGGCACGTCTGACGGTAAAGTAGTTAAATTTGACGATGGAACTAGCGACAGTGGTGCTGTCATTGAGGCAGATGCGTTGCAGGCGTTTTCGTACTTTAAAAGTAGCCAAAGTAATAAAGCATTTAAACTTGTAGAACCTATATTTGAAAGTGACGGAAACCCGAACGCGGCCATTGACCTCAATCTAGACTTCCAAGTCAAGACACCTACTGGCATTCCATCTGCTAGTCCAACTCGTAGCGGGCTGTGGGGCATCTCTAGGTGGGGCGTTGGCATTTGGGGTACTGACGGCCAAGTGTATAGAGGATGGCGTGGAGTGCGCGGTAAAGGCCGTTCAGCGTCACTTAGAATACGTATTAACACTGCTACCGCTAGACCTTCGTGGATTGCGACTAACTTTACGTATCAACTTGGGGGCCAGCTATGATTTATGATGTGCCTGAAGTATTTCAGCCATTATGGAGTAACAAGGGTAGATATAAAGCTGCATGGGGTGGCAGGGGCAGTGCCAAGTCATGGAACTTTGCAGCAATGATGATTGTGAGGGCGGCAACGACTAAAGGCTTTCGTGCAGTTTGCGTTCGTGAAGTTCAGAAATCACTCAAAGAAAGCGCACACAGGTTATTAGCAGACACCATTGAAAGATTAAATTTTGGTTCAGTCTTTGAAATTCAATCTAGTCAAATTAAGACCCCTGGCGGTGGCGTTATATCTTTTGTTGGTATGCAAGACCACACGGCTGACACTATAAAAAGTTACGAGAATTATTCTGTAGCTTGGTGCGAAGAGGCCCAGACGTTAAGCTCTCGCTCAATCGAATTATTACGTCCAACTATTCGTGCGCCAGGTTCTGAGTTGTGGTTCTCTTGGAACCCAAGAAACAGCACAGACGCAATAGAAAAACTGTTGCGCGGTTCAGATGTGCCAGAAAATGCAATTATTGTTAAGTCTAATTATAGCGACAACAAGTTCTTCCCTGCCGAATTAGAGGCAGAGCGTCTGCATGATCTTAAAACTAGCCCAGACAGGTATAGCCACGTTTGGAACGGCGACTTTGAGCCCCAAGCCATTGGCGCAATATGGACACGGCAAATCATTAACGACAACAGACGGGATTCGTACCCAGACGATATAGAGCGTATATTGGTGGCAGTTGACCCTGCCGTCAGTGACACTGAGAGAAGTGACGAACATGGAATAGTTGTCGTTGGCATTGATAGCGGTGGGCATGGCTACGTTTTAGAAGATGCCTCGTTGCATGGGTCGCCACATCAATGGGCAGTCAGAGCCGTTGCCATGTTTGACAAATGGGAAGCAGACGGCGTTGTCATAGAGAAAAACCAAGGCGGCGATATGTGTCGCCACACTTTACAGACAATTAGGAAAGGTTTACCTGTAATTGAAGTTCACGCCACACGAGGCAAACACGTTAGGGCTGAACCAATTAGTGCATTATACTCAGTCAACAGAATATCCCACGTTGGAATGTTTCCAGAGCTTGAAGATCAATTGTGTTTGTTTACTTCAAGTGGATGGGAGGGTGGATCTGACAAGTCACCCGACAGGGCTGAAGCATTAATTTGGGCTTGCACCGAATTATTTCCTGCAATGACTACAGAAAAATCACCACCGCAGGAATATTTCAACTATAACGAAGCTGGCGGTTGGATGGGCTAATGAAGGATAGAAAAATGGCTAAGAAAGACAAAGTGTCAGAAACATTAATTAAAGATGCGCTAGAAGAATTTGAAGACAGTGAGCAAGCAAGTTCTGATAATCGCACTCGTTACAAGGAAGACACATCATTTGCCCGTGGCTCAGACCAGTGGCCAGCCGCTGTACGCAAACAGCGTGTCCAAGAAGCTAGACCAGTCCTAACTATTAATAAGTTGCCAGCTTTGATTCGGTCAGTCGTAAACGAAAGCAAGCAAAACAAGCCAGCCATTGAAGTTGCTCCTGTTGACAATGGCGCAGACGTTGACACAGCAGAAATCATTAACGGCATTATTCGTAGCGTAGAGCGCAACAGTAATGCCCAAGTTGCCTACGGGACGGCAGTAGACCAAGCAGTAACGGGCGGATTTGGTTTCTTCCGTATTGACATAGACTACGCCCACCAAGATAGTTTTGATCTACAGGCTCAAATCAAACGTATACCAAATGCCTTGTCAGTCCATTGGGACACAGCCTCAAGCGAGTTTGACGCATCTGACTGGCGGTACGCTTTTATCAGCGATCACTTGAGCAAGGAAGAATATAAGAAATTATATCCTAAAGCCTCAATGGTGGCGTGGGACGCAGCAGACATTGGCGGCGATTCAGGAAACTGGCTTGATGACGACCAAATAAGAGTGTCTGAATATTTCAAGCGTGTAGAGACAAAACGCAAACTATTTAAGTTTTCTGTTCCTAATCCTGAGACGGGTGAAGCTGACATACAGACAGCCACTGAAGATCAGATGGGCATATTGGCGGCGGCGTTCTTTGAAAGCCAAGGCGCAGAAGTTCCCACCAGCAACGAAGATGGCCTGATGGAAGCCTTTATACAGGCATCTGGAATACAGGTAATAGCAGAAAGGGACGCACAACATTTTAAAGTAATGCGCTACATTATTAACGGCGTGGAAGTTCTTGAAGAAGAGACTTGGCCCGGTATGTGTATTCCTATTTGCCCAGTATGGGGTGACGAGAGTTATCAAAACGGCAAGAGAGTGTTTAAATCTTTAATCAGTGACGCTAAAGATTCTCAAGCTATGTTTAACTTTTGGCGATCAGCCACAACTGAATTAGTGGCACTAGCACCAAAGACACCCTGGGTTGGGCCTAAAGGTTTTATTCCTAAAGGCCATGAAAGTAAGTGGGCGAGTGCAAATACTCGATCTCATGCCTATTTAGAGTTTGATCCTGCGAGTGGTGGCGCACCACAACGTCAAGCATTTGCTGGTGTCCCTGCTGGCGCAATGCAAGAGGCGTTAAGCTCAAACGAAGACATGCAAGCAATCACGGGCATTTACCCATCATCAATCGGAGCGCGGTCTAATGAAACAAGTGGCAGGGCAATCATGGCAAGGGAAAGGCAAGGCGATGTCTCAAACTTCCATTTCCTCGATAACCTCTCCAGAGCCATCCAATACGCAGGTAAAATCCTCGTTGACATCATCCCCTCAGTATATTCAGAGCGTGAAACGATCAGAGTCCTTGGTGAAGACCAAGCTGAGAAAATCGTACAACTTACACAAGAGGCTGGTGGATCAATTGAAGAGGGAATGACAGGCGACAAAAAACTTTATAATTTGTCAGTTGGCCGTTACGACGTAACTGTTAAGACTGGGCCATCGTTCTCCACTCAGCGTGAAGAGACACGAGAGACATTAATTGAGCTAATGAGGGCAGTACCTGGAGCGGCTGGCGTTGTTGGCGATGCGTTACTGGAGCATATGGACTTTCAAGGCGCAGATCGTATAGCTAAAAGGCTCAAGGCCATGTTGCCTGAAAACATCAGGTCGCTAGAAGACGAAAAGATTTCCGAATCCGAAAATCCAGAGGCGGCGGCGTTACAGGCTCAATTAGATAAGGGCCGCCAGCAAATGCAACAAATGCAACAGCAGGGTCAGGCTTTGACGCAAGAACTTGAGCAAGTTAAGAATGACAAGACTGCCGAAGCGCAATTGAAGCAAATTGAAGCTCAACTAAAAGGTAAGGAATTAGAGCTTAAAGAGTTGGAAATGCAAATTAAGTTGGCTGAAGCTCAGAAGGAACCTGCTACTCCTGAAGACAAGCAAGCCCAGTGGGATTACGACATGATGGTGCTGAATGACAAGCAAAAGCATGAGGCAATTCAAAAAGACGCAGACCGTCAAGTCCAAGAAGAAAAAATGCACCATGAGGCAATTCAAAAAGACGCAGATCGTCAAGTTGACATTGCCAAAGCTATTCTAGCCAAGTCTACGCATGAAGATGACGCTTTAGGCGCAGAAGGTGCAATGGAGCAAGCGTCTTTGATAGTCTCACAGAACTTGTCAGGCCAAGACGCTAAAACTCAATATGATATGCGAGAAGAAGAAAAAGCAATGGCAATTGGAGAATTATCTGAAAAGTTGACTGAAGCTATAGCAGCTAGTTCTTCAGCCTCACTGCCTAAAAGAGTTTTGAGAGATGGTAACAATATGATTATTGGGCTAGAGACAGTTGTCGAAGAAGTTAATTAATGTGGGGAACAAGTAAATGGGGCATTGCAAGATGGGGTGTTGAGGGAGCAGGTGTTACTGCATCTGGTGGAACCTCTTGGAACCCTAACTGGGCAACAGATTATGGGCCTGACGTAGATAAGGCAAAGAAGGCTCCAAAGAAAGAAGTGCAAGCGGCAATTAAGACTTTAAAGAGCAAGGCCGTCGATAAGCACTTCGAGGAAGCAGTTGAGATTGCAAAACAATCTCTTGCTTCCGACTTAATGAAGGATGAGCAAGATTTGATTACAGTTATGACAGCATATTACGCACACAAAAGAATGATGCAGGACGAGCAAGACATGGCGGCAATAATACGTTTATTATAGGAGAATAAAGTGGCAGAAAAATCAATAGTACGTAGTCTAATAGGCGACGATTTAGCAGAGGGTAATTTTATAGATTACGCTAAAAAAAACCCAGCTAAAACTGCTAGTTTCTTAGCTACTAGTCTTTCTGGAACTCCAATGCTTAGTCCTCTTGGTATGGGGGCAGGGTTGGTTAGTAGAAGTATTGATAGTTATAATGATAGCGTTGCCGCAGACAAAGGTTTACAGGCTGATGGGATGCAAGCCACTGGGCCTATGGGTCAAGATTGGACTACTAGCGGAATAAAAGATTTTATACCAGAATTTTTAGGTGGAGAAGACGCTGAAGAGCAAGCAGAAGCTATTACAGAAAAAGTAGAGGGGTTAAGAGACGACTGGTTTGAGTTAGACAACAGAGACGCAAGCGGCGCACTTGATCGTTCAATCATGACTAACAACTCCAATTTTGGTTCTCGCACAAACCTTGATCTAGCCGATCGAGCGCATTTCTCTATTGCACCGCCATCTAGGAGCATTAACCCAACCAACACTGCTATTAATCAATTTTACGACAGAGAAACCAGAGAATATGTAAACTTGGTTGACGGGACAAGATCACCAGATTGGGATGGCAGACAAGTAATTGACAGTTATAATCAAGCTAATCAAAGAGTGAGAATGTCCCCAATTGATGTGCAAGGTCTTGCCCCACCACCGGGCGCACAATCACAATGGCGGAATCCAAACAACGCTCCCCCAATAGATTTAAACGCCGCGCAAGCTCAAGTTGACAACGGCGGTGGTGGTTCTCTTGACGGTACTGAAGATTGGACAGGCGCATACGATGCTGATGCTGAAGGTTATTTATAGTGGCGATTCAAAAGACTGTTACTGGAGATTGGTATTAAAATGAACGTCAGACCTGCAACAAACGAAGACACAAATGATATTTTCTGGCTGTTAATGGAAATGGCAAAAGAAAATACTAGCCGTGAAGTCAGTGTTTCTGGTACTGTTGACGAAATTAGAAGAGTTACTGGAATGGGGGGCTGTATTGTTGCAGAGAAAGATGCTACCATAGTGGCATCGGCAGGAATTAGCCCACAATCGCCTTGGTTCACGGACGAGGTGTTTTTAGGAGATAGCTGGTTTTATGTACACCCAGACCACAGAGTTAGTGACGCGGCGGCTAAAATGAAGAAGTCGTTGCAGCAGTTCGCCAAACACGCAGGCAAAGATTTAGTCCTGGCTGTCCATTCCACGGACAACGCAGAGCGTAAGAATAAGTTTTTTGCTAGAGACATGGAATTGATGGGAAGTTCTTTTATTTACAAAGTCGAGGAGACATAAAATGGGTTGCACTTGCGAAGATGATCCTGCCCCACCCGCACCAGTAATTATTAACGCTGGGCAGACGGCTGGGCAACAAGCCGAATATAATCAGGAGGCCGCTGAAAAGACACGCGCCTTAAATATGATTAATCAGTATACGCCTCAAGGCTCTAGTGTATTTGCGCCGACAGGAGAAACTATTAATGATGTTGAGCAGTTTGGCGTAACTCAAAGCTACTCCCCAGAACAGCAGAACTTATTTGACAGTCAAAACCGAATGAAGCAAGGCTACGCTGACTTTGGCGAATCCCAACTAGGAAACGTCCAAGATACGTACTCTACGCCGTTCGATTACAGTCAATTTGGAGACGCGCCTACTTTAGACGCTGACAGTCGATCATCGGCAAGGGCTAACATTATTGCCAGAAATCAACCGCAAATGGACAGAGACAGATCGGCAAGGGAAACTTCCTTGGCTAATCAAGGCTTTACCGTAGGCTCTGAGGCTTACGATTCTGCAATGGATAACATCAATCGTCAGAACAATGACTTCTATTTAGCGGCAGATGCGGCGGCTGGCGGCGAGATGGCTCAAAGGTATGGCTTAGATGTTAATGCTAGAAATCAAGCGATTAACGAAGCTATCAACCAGCGCAATATGCCAATGTCTGAGATGTCTACATTTATGAGTGGCTCGCAACCTGTCAATCCTAACTTCATTTCAACACCTCAAGGTAATATTAGCGCGCCTAATTATGCTGGTATGCAAGCGGCTAACGCTTCGGCTCAGAATATG